GTTAATGAACTTACGACGATCAAACGTGTCGCCTAAATCAAATACAACTTTAATATCATGTTCATCAAGGTATGGAAAGAAGACATTAGAAAAGAATCGTTCTTGGTGATCCAAGAATACTTTACTGTCTCCACGCACACCAATGTGCATATCTGTTACGATAGCGATTTTCATTGACACAAATCCTCGTACTTTAATGTATATTTACGATGACCAGACTTGTCGTGTTTGTGAACAATAAAGTCCATTGATCCGTCACTGTAAGTATACCGTGTCGTTTTACCAAAGTTTACGATCCCTATTAGGAGTCGTCTAATTTTTTTACTCATAACTGACCTGCGTCTCTCATCGCTGCTCTAATCTTTGTAGCAGAGATATCATGAATTTTCTCACCCAAATCATGTTCGGTGAACGTATAACCAACACCACGACCATAACTGATGTCAACTATGTTAGGAACTCGCATTATAACATACTCTTTTCCTTTTGTAAAGCCCTCAGATGCAAGAGACATCTCAATATTGGACACTACACGGTCAAAGTCAAATGGATTATCATCCTGTGTTGCAGTACGACCACCGCCTGCATCTTCCCCAACAATCCCACCAACATCACGAATCATGATACAAACTTGACCAGTGATCACGTATGCACGTTTAAATAATTCTTGGTGTCCTTTGTGCCAAGGTTGCCAACGACCTAACATTTGTACAGTTGGTTTTTGATAATCAAACATCTTTCACTCCGTAACGAATATGTTTGTACCACAGACGTTCGTGGAAGTAGTACAATACAAACTTGATAACCAAGTCTGCGAAAAAAACAAACCCCACCACTTTTGGCGGAACACCAAAGAACCATGCAATCAGCGCAGTCGTAATACTCGCAACAACTCGCCATGTTACTGCCTTGGCTAAATGTCGTTTTCTTGATACGTCACTCATAGTCTTTCCAATTTAGTAGAATATCCTTTGAATTCTATTTTCATTACAAATTTTAGTGCAGTGTCTAGATCTTCAAAGAGATATTCTAATTCAGTTTTGCTTTCTTTCGAGGCGATTACCTTTATCATAAAAGTTACCTACAGTATTCGAGATCAAGGTATTTCTCCAAAACCTTTGCTAACTGTTCATGGGTATCGTTGAACCACTTAGAGACGTGATAATCGTACTCATCAATTTTTGGTTCTTCGAACATTTTGTTTGTGTCTTCAAATCGACCCTCTTGAATGGTGTCCATCCAAATTGAAAAGTCTGCATTGAAGAACTGTCTTGCTTCGAATGTGGGTGCGATAAAGTCTGCGACTGCAACCTTACCTGCTTTAACTACACCATCTGAAAGAAACTTCATACGCATTGCTTGTCGCATACGTCCTTCTGGTGAAAAGTCCCAGTCATTATATTCTTCACGAATGCGATCTGCATTTAGATGGATACCGCCGACGAGTTTCGCCAGCGGTTCCGCAAGAGTAGATTTACCTGCACCAGGCAGACCGAAAACTAGAATTTTCATTCTTCGTCTTCCTCTTCTACCTCTCCATGTTCGTCACATTCTGTAATAGATGGACTACATTGCATTTCGAAGTAAGTATCCACGTAGGTCCAACCCAATGCTTCAACACCTTCTTGGTAATCTTCTTCCCACGCTTCTTCGACTTCTTCGATCATCGATTCTTTGACATCTTCGTCAAGTTCTAGTTGATAAGAGTCGACGTGCCAGTATTCCCAACATCCATCCCAACAATCAATCATTTCCATATCGTAGTCTTCAGTGATGTCAACAAAAGAATCAGACTCACTCGGTAGAAGCTGATCCGTCAAGATCTCGAAAATGTCTCCATCAATAACAGGATTACCATCTTCATCTTCTTCTGCATGTCCATAATCATACGCCCATTCTTCAATGGTATCATAGTTAGGATGAACTTCAATCCACTTGTCCAACTCTTCCTGTGTCGTTGGAATTGAAACCATGAAAGATCCCCAACGCCAACCCAACTCTTTACGTAGGTTGATGATTTTCCCTGTTTCTTCGTCTTTACGTTGGAATAGTTCCCACTCCACAACAGACTTTTTATATGTCGGTTCAATACGATAATGTTTCATTTTTCAGTTCTCACTTCTTTTTTAGTTTGTCTTCAAATTCGTCGATAAAGTCATTAATATATTCTGGGGGTTCATTCATCACAATCGCATGTTCGTTACCGTCGATGCCTTGCATGTCTGACAACATCTTCTGTGATGATTTGAAACGAATATAAAGTTGTTTCTTTTCTTTTTGAATTCTACGTAAGAATGCATACCAAATAATCTGTGTAAAATATGCAAAGGGGTTCTTTGACTTTTCTGGATCAAAATTGTGAATGTACTGTAGACAGTTCTCAATCCCATCTGAAATCATATCATCTTTATAAGAATAACCAGAAAAGTTTGGTTTCGTTGCAAGTCGGTTAGCGATCATAAAGATACACTCACCAATGTAGTCTGGGACTCTGGGAATCTCTTCCCCTGAGTCTTCTGCCTCTTTGCACGCTTCCTTATACTGGATGAGTGAATTCAGAAGGTCTTTGTTATTGACATAGTTTTTTTTCTTTGACAATGTAAAACTCCTTCTGTTGTGGTTATGTGAGATACACTATACTATATTGTGTAAAGAATGTCAAGCAGATATTTTTTTGATATTTTCTGAAAAAAGTTCTTGCCTTGTGGACTCAATCTCGTTATAATCGGGCTATCCGCTTTAAAGAACTAATGCTGCTTAGCTGCTGATTGGGACACTATAGATCTTGAATGGGAACTCTTGGTCTGAGTAGATCTCAATTCTTTTTCTAAAGTGGTTCATAGTATAGTTCGTAAACGAACCAGATGTCAAGTCATCTGCGATATCATAGAGAGTTGCTTTGTCTGCATCATTACCTTTACGCAATGTTCGTCCAATCGACTGCAACACCTTGATCTCAGACTTAGATCCAGATGCGAAGATCACATTATCAAGTTTCTTCAAGTTGACACCAGTTGAAAACACACCATAAGATGCAAGGATGTCATGTTTCTTTTCTGGATCATTCTCAACCAAATGACGAATCGTTTCACGTTCATCACCTTTCGTTGCACCATAAATGAAATGTAATTCACGCCCGTCTTTGCGAAGCAAAGGCTCTAGGATCTTACCATGTTTCTCAACCAGATCAAACAAAATCAGATTGTTCTGTCCTTCAAGAGACCAGACAAGATTTCGAATGAACATGTTTCGTTTCTCATTGTTTACCAAGAACTCACGTTCTGCAGGATATTTCTTCGACCCATTATCGATCTTCTTGAATGCATCACGGAATGACTTCTTGGTCTGATCGTCATATGTTAAGACAATCGCTTTCACGTTGAAGTCTGCAACTGTACCAGAGTCAATCAGGTTCTTTGTGGTGACTGCACGTTTGACTTCACCGAAGGAACCTTCAAGAACCATACGGTGTGTCTTCGACTCAGAAGATTTTAGAGTACCAGTGAAACCATGACGATACTTGCAATCGTTCAGTTTTTCCATAATAGTAGTGAGAGATTTTGCTTGGAAGGTATGCGCTTCGTCACCCAGTACAACACCAAACTGATCGAACCACTGTTTGGGCATCTTTACTAGGGACTGCCATGTAGAGATTACGATTGGTGCGTCTGAGTGTTTGTCGACTCCACCTTGGATTCTGTAGATTTCTTCTTTACATCCGTAGTCTTCGAAGTCTCCAGCCATTTGGTGTACCAGAGATATTGTAGGTACAATGACCAAACTTCTGCATCCATGGGTTCTCCAATAGTGTTGTTGTAGTAGATAGATGATTAAGGACTTACCAGAAGACGTGGGAGAAACACTCAATGTCCTATTATTTGCAATTGCATTACGGATGTATTCAATCTGATAGTCACGTGGTTCGAACTTACATTTAATTTCTTGCGCAAGTTCTACTGGATAATTTGGGTCACAAATATCTTTATCATATTCATTAGTCTCAATCCGTAGTTCATATTCACGCACATCACAGAACTCTTTGAGTTTATGTAACAGACCAACGTACAACATCGCTCGCATTGGATTGTAGATCCGAATGATCCCATCCCAAACTTTCATCTTTACCTTTGGGTTGTACTGCCAACCTTCTGGTCTGAATGAGAAGAAGTCTGAGATCTCTTGTCGCACAGATGGTTCTGCGGTTACACGCATATGCACATAATCTAAAAACTCAACTGTCACGACATCTGTCATAATTAATAGTCACCCGCTTGGAATTTCATCACGTCAATCATCGATTTAATTACGAAGTTGCGAGAGTGGATTGTTTTAATAATATCTTCAAGATAGTTCGCACGTTCTGTGTGGTAATCTATCTTCAGACTTAGTTTGATAATATCTTTATCACTTACGATATATTTATCTAAATCGTTCCGAAGAACTTTCAACTGAAAGGGTTTCCATCCACGTTCTTTAAGGTCTTCTTCAGCCATGGAACCACCGTAGTATTCCATCTTATCTCGTTTCAATTCTGCGAGATCTGCCTTCAGTTTTTTAACACGAAGTGCTTCATTATAGTACATTGCATAGTACTTACTATGCAAAGTTGGAATTCTTTTACTTTCACCAATCAGGTTTGTCTCATCAATGGGAGCATCTTTTGCCCACATCTCATTAATATCATCATTCATTATTTTTTCATACCTGCAGGAATACATTCAACGTTAAAAGAAAAGATGGTTCTATTCTTGTTAGACTCATGAGGTTTTGCAAAATGCATCATGGAACTTGGGAAGAATATAATGTCACCTTCTTTGACTTCTGGTTGAAAGTTATAATCCATACCGTCAATTGTGTTTTTGTATGAAGACATAAACATCGTTGATCCATGAACTTTTGGATCAAACTCTGCATACAAAACTGCAGAAAATCCATACGGTTCATGAGTGTGAGGAGGCATCCATTGTTGATTTTTGTATCGTTGTGCCCACAAAGATTGGATCTGGATCTTCAAATCCAGATTCATTCTATTCAATGGTGATTTTTCTAGACCAACAACAAATGTATTCAAATCATCTTTCAAGATGTTGATAAATTCTTTGGTATATTTTGGTTTGTTGTTTGGTTCTTGCATGTTCTTGTAATAGTCCGAATAGAAATCATCGAACATGCATTTCTTATCATTCCAATCGATAAGATTCATCAATTTATTTTTCTTTTCTTGCCAATTACCTATCGAAACCTGATAAAAAGATTGCAAGAAAGGATCGTGCACTTTCACGCTTGCCATTCATAAACTCCATGATTATAATAATATTACTATACCACAATTAAGAGTGTTTGTCAACCGTGAAATTTGTGTAACGGAAGGTGGCAGTGCATTCTGTGATATTGGCCTCAGATGTAGTGATGTCCAAAGGAATACTTGATACACTCACTGGGAAACAGTCTTTGAATTTAAACTGGATATTTGGATTCTGATGATTGTTGTTCACAATAACGGTGATGTCGGATTGGATGCCTTCATCACTTTTTTTGAGTTTCTGATATTGTTCTTGGTTGTTAGGCGAACCCATACCTTCCATCCAGTTTAGAATCTCTAAGTAGTTTTTCATATCTTCGTCAACAATGAATGTGATGTCCAAATCAGAATACTGCAATTGACTTGGCGAATCGTAAATCAACCCAAGTGGCGTGTTCAACTGTTGTGGACTTCCAGACACATCTGGGATGCTCACTTTCTGAGTGAAAAACTCAACATGGGGTAGTCGATCAATAGAAACTACGAACGACTTTGGAGATAAATAGTTAGTGATCATCGACTTGATTACCTTTCAATACTAGTTGTTATTATTTATATGGAGCGAAAAAATGAGACAAAAAATGATCGCCGCATTGCGTCAACACGCACACGGTCACGTAGAAAAACATAAAATGAATGTGGAAGTGTATCTGACTAACCCTGCAGGTATTGGTGAACACCCAGACGTATTCGAAGCCATTGAACAAGAGATCATGGAAATTGCGAAATACGATGATGTTCTAGAAATGTTGGACAAATACTTCGAGGGTTAATAATGAATCATAATGCGTTAGATCCGCACAAGATCAGTACGGATGGTATTGATCTATCTCAAGCATCTACCCTCTATCAAGAATTCTTTAGAACCCAAGATTATAACTGGTGGTATGAAGTTCTACCAGACGATGTCGTTGTAGATGTCGGTGCATGTGTTGGGTTCTTCTCTGCGCTTGCATTAGACAAGGGTGCAGAGAAAGTCTTCATGATTGAACCTAATCGGAATCTCTTAAAGACTGCAGTTCGCAATGTCTCTGATTATATTATCGATGACAACAAAAAGGTAGTACCTATTCACGGTGCAATCTCAGAAGATCCTAATGACACATTGCATGTATTCGAAGATGACGGTTCTGGGTTCCCCACATATTCTTTTCAAGAGTTTGTTGATCAATATGATATTGATCAGATTGACTTTTTGAAGATTGATTGTGAGGGTGCGGAATACAATATCTTAAAACCTGAAAAAATTGAGTGGTTTGAAAATAACGTTCGACACATGGCAATTGAATGTCATCTACGTGCTGCAGATGATTCTCCCCAAAAGTTTATTAACTTTAGAGACAACTTTCTACAACACTTTGTAAACCAAGGTAAAGTTCGGTTTATGAGTGAAGGTGTCAGATCTTCGATCTATCTAGATTGGCAGATCATGCAAAGAGACTTTAAGCAGGTTCCTTCAGAGTTCATGGTTTATATTACTAATTGGTAATGTACAACATGAAAGAAGATCCCCAACCGATGGGCCATTCGCCCATTAGTTTCTCGTCATCATGTGCGAGAGCATGATCTTCTGGTCTGAGGAATCTGACTTTCTCTACATTAAAGTTGTTGACAATTACGTCTCTAAAATGAATCCACTCGTAAGGCGCTTCTCTGAATGCGTCTAAGTGGAACTCTACAGACATGTGTTTTACGTGGTTTTGTAAGTACAACATATTTTCTTTTGTGAAGATATCAAATTCTGCTCCTTCGATATCGATTTTTAAATAATCGATGTGGTGAATTTGATGTTGATATACGAGATCCATAAAGGATATACGAGGCGCATCTACCTTGTCGCCATAATAGTTTAATGCATATCGATCATCTTTACCGATTGCAGCATGGATAGGAATTACAGGTGATTTATAATGATCAATCCAATGGTCAGCGACATTGTGACAAAGTGTTTTGAGGTGATCTCTATTCGCTTCCACAGCGTATACTTTGGAAGCTCCACGATCAAGAGCATGACATGTAAAGAAACCAACACAAGCGCCCAGATCAACGACTACGTCACCTTCTTGTACTTCATACCACCAATCGTAGTCTTGTCTTTGGAACAACTCATGAAACATAGAGTTTACATCCAAAAGATTAAGACCGTCTGTTTTTAGATCATAGTTAAGATATTTCTTTTTCACGATTCACCTAAAAAATAAAATTTACAGATATATTTATATGGAAAAATTTAAAGAACTTATAGACAGTAAATCAAACTGGATTGTTTGGCGCCGAGAAGCAATTTTTGATTTTTTCGAAGTTGTTGAGAACAAAGATATTATCATTTGTGATAACATAGAGTATTTTCAAATGGCGATGGATGCATACCGACACTTTATATGGTCTGATAGGAATCCTGAATTAGTCGATTGGAGAGAATTCTTCGATGACAAACATATGTTCAAACAAGTTTGTTATGATAGCACCAAAAGGTTCAAAAAGATAAAAAAGAAAAATCCGTTTGACCACTTCAGAGATCGACCAAAACGAAATAAATGGATCACCACATCTTTGATAGAGAGGGACTATTGGAATTCTGACATTCGGGGACTAGAAGAGAGAGGTTTTCAGTATCCAGATGGTGAACTATTCAAAGAAATACTTTCAAAACATCCAGACTTTATTGATCTTGGGGATTCTCGAAGTTTCAGTAACTCAGATGAGTTGATTTCGAAACTTCAGATCGTTAGAGATTCTAGAATGTACATTGGTTCTTGTTGTTCGTGGTCCAACTGGGCATCTGAAAATGGTGTGCCCACTTACATTACCTTCAATGCATTAACTGGTGCAGAACACCATGAGGATACAAAAGTAAAGGATATATTACCCAATTTGAGAAAGGGATATGTCCGCCTTATAGGAAAGTAATGCTTCGAACCAGAGATCTGCGTAATCACCATCTTTATGTTCTTCAAACCACGGACCACCATCTGTATAATGTAGAATTTTAGGATGACCATCACGAGGTTCTTCGTGCACGTTGATCAACCAATTCCATTCACAATCAAACTCCCCAATCTCTTCATCCTTCAACCACTGGAACTGGTGAAACCAGATTCCACTCTTATCTACATCGTTGATCAACTCAGGTGTTAACACACGGTTCGAAGGATGACCACAGTTGAACATAATCAGACTGGACCAATTCTTACGAGTCGTTCCATCTGGTAGTGTGGGATATTTAAACTTGACTTGACCGTCCATCTTTAATCCTTCTTCAAACTCATAGTCAGGTTTTGCAACCATGATTGCATAGTTATCATCTGCTTGATTAAGTAGAGGATTGATATCAGTCAACATCAACATGTCACTATCGATGAATGTTGCCCATCCTTTGTAGTCATGTAGAAAGGGTACGAGATATCTTGTGAAAGTAAACTCAGTTGCACTGAGGGGATCGTGGGGTCTAGTGTAGACACCCTCGTTTCTTAGATCCTGTTGAATTAAAGGGATAACTTTGATGTTATCGCTGTATTTGTAGAGACTCCACTCCATCACATCATATGCAATCGATTGTCTGGTGTCCCATCCCATGTATAATGTATGCATTTCTCACTCCATAATAAAAAAGGGCGTCCGAAGACGCCCTCCGTACACCTATATTTAGGTGATTAGAACGAGAATGTCGCAGACATGGTTACTTCACCACGTTCTTTCTCTTCTAGGTCATATGATGTACCTACTTCGAACTCCATGTTCTCCATCATTACAGGTGCGTATGTTACACCTAGATCAAGAGTTGGTAGTGTATCGAATTCATCACCCAATGTGAAACCACCATCGTTGTCCCATACTGATAGAGTCGTTCCACCAGTCAACTCGACACCGTCGACGAATGAAGGGATGTAAGATAGTTCTGGTGCAAGAGTTGCTGCAGTTGTTTCTGCATCCACCTTGTATTCTACTTTTGCGTCTGTGTTCAACGCAAGACCTGGCACTGGTAGATCTAGTGCGGATGCGGATGTTGCGAAAGTAGTTGTTGCGATTGCTGTTGCAATGATAAAGCGCATGTGGTATTCTCCTTGTATTAATGCGTACCATATAGTTAGTACTCAAATCCCCGATTTCTAGTGTTCTAAAAAACAATATTTCGAGTGTAATATTTATGCAACACATTAATCTTTTTCGAAAAAAATTATAAGTTATTGATTTTTAAAACAAACTTTTTTTCTAAAACGCTTGACAGTAACGTTCTAATCTGTCATAATCATCTTGTAGTTAATTGAGAGAGGAATGTATATGCTTTGTTATCCAACATCAATGTCTGACCAAGTCGATCAATGGCGTAACGCAGGTTACGAAACTAAACTGATCCAAGGTTACATTGACTATCTTCAAAAACAGAAGATGGGTCAGAACAAAGGTTCTTACGGTAAAGACTCTGAGAAAACCAAAACTTACAAATGTGAGTGGGCGTTTCAACGTGAATACGGTAAGATCAAAGACTTCGATACAATCCGTCAAGCGCAGAAACGTTGTGACCAGATTACACAGTCTGACACTTGGAAAAAGTTACGTGCAGAACACAATCGCAGTGTTGCAGATGTTATTGTCAAATCTAAAGCTCGTAACACTGGTCGTAAGACTGCAGGTTGGGCGTGTGGGAACACAATCACTCTGGATATGATCGTGGGTCTTGATGAATACACATTGATCCATGAAATGGCCCACTGTCTTGGAAACTGGCATCATGGTCGTCAATTTCGTCGGGATCTGTTGAAACTGGTCTCACGGTTCATGGGTCGTGATGCAGCGACTATCCTAAAAGCGAAGTTCAAAGAAAAGAAACTCGCATGTGGAGAACCACGTAAACCTCTGTCTTTCGAAAAGTGGATTGAAGCGAAAGAACGTATGACAAAAATGCGGAGTGCAATGTAATGAGAGAAGATGTCGTTCAATCGAAAAATATCGAACAAGGTAGTATCGTTGTTTATGTCCATGGTTATGGTAAAAACAAATGCGAATACCTTGGTGAGTTCAAAGGATATGAAGGAAACAAAGTTCGTATTGGACGTTGGGAATTTAAAGATCAGGTTGTCAACAAAGAAAGACTTTTGGGTTTGTTTCATAGTCCAGAAAACAGTATTTACATGGGAGTAGAAAAATAATGAATTATGTTTATGCAGAAGGTTCAACAAAAACCAAACGTCAACTTGCAGAAGACGTAGTAAACTTCTGCATACGTGAGTTGATGCCTCGTATGAAAACTTTGGAAGTGGGTGTGCAGTTATCAAACGATCTTGCACCTCACCAGTATGGTTACTGTTGCGCAATCGACACTCGTGAGTTTGAGTTGGAAGTGAACGCAAAGATGTCAGACGATGACATCATCACTACCATCTGTCACGAGATGGTGCACGTCAAACAGTACGCACGTAAAGAGTTGGACATCAACAACCAGTCGAACTACCAGTACTATGAAGAGTATCTGAACCTCTGGTACGAAAAAGAAGCAAGAGAATTTGAAGTTTTTTTGCGAGAAAAGTATAAGTCGTTGATTTAAAAGGAAAAGAAAATTCAAAATAATTTCAAAAAAGTGTTGCCTTTTCCTTGTTTATACCCTATATTATAAGAGTAAGTTGATCGAAAGGACAAAATGATGTATGAAGTTGGTATGGGTGTGATCCGTGAATATGTGAACATTGGTGCGGATAACTATGTTGCAAAAGGTGAGATCGCTAACGTCCACGAAGATGCGGATGGTGAAACTCTGGTCACTGTGAACTATGAAGATGGTGCGGTAAAAGTCTACACTGAGAACGCAATGATGAACAATCGTCGCATGATCGTAACTGAAGAGGTAATTTGGTAATGACTACTCAATACACAAAAGCGTTTGAAAACGCATGTATGATGCTTCAAGAATTTGAAGGTCTTGAAATCCGTTCCGCCTTGAAACAGGCAGCGTCTGATGAGGGTATCGCAGAAGGTACTGATATGGGTGCGTTTGTTAACTGGGCAGAAAATGAATTATTTGGGGAGACAGTATAATGGGTCTTAATGTTGGTGTTTACCGTAATGCAGAGTTTGATGGATATGATTGCACGAATGGTGGAATCAGTTCTGCGAACAATTCTTTGAATGTCGTGAATGCAGATGGTCCTTTCGATCCCTCTGACACTTCTCCTGCAGTGATGATTGTCGACGATCGTCCTTGTGGGAAACCTTACCCTAAGTTGGTTCCTGCAGTGTTCAACGAAGTCACTGAGACTTGGGAACGTGCAAAGGGTTGGTTCATGTTTGGTGGTAACTATGGTGGTTCCTCAGACAGTCGTTTTGAACACCGTATTCTTCCTATTCATGATCGTGTTGAGTAGGAAACCCACGTCTGATTGATAATGCTCTATATGCAGGATAGAGATCGTAGGTAACTGCGTTCTCTTGATTGCCTCCAAGGATCACGTAATAATCAATATCTTTAATTGTACGAGTTTCGATATAGAACCCAACGTGTCCTTGCCATCCTTGGTTCCCTCTGGGGAATACAACGACATCACCGATTTTGGGTTCTAAAACTCTTTCCCCCCAAAACATAAAACTACGAGCCATGAGTGGATAGTCATTGACTGAGTCAGATCCAAGTGTATTGTTCTGTTTCAATACCGCATTGACGAATGCGGCACACCATTCGGTACGGACTGGATCGACACCAGTCAGTTGTTTAATACCTGATCTATTATCCTCTTCATTCCATCCGTAATATGAATTTGCAGTCTTCACGAACTCGTACTGAGGATGGTCATATCCTCTTTTGTATGTTGGTACGAAATCTGAAGAACCACAAGCGGATAGAAAAAAAGTTAAAATAATTACAATTTTTTTCATCAAAACGCTTGCCTTTTATCGTAAGAAGCACTATATTTATAGAGTAGACAGAAAAGAGAGAATCGTTATGGAACAAGGTATCAAAGATTATATCAAAGCGTGTGAAGAAAACATCGTTCGTTACAAAGAAATGGGCGACTTGAAAGCAGTCTATGCTGCACAGAAAATGATTCGTGACTTTGAAGAAGCATTGAAAGAAATCCAACTGATTCGCGAGGTGTAAAATGAATATCACTCCTGAACTCAAAAACTTTATGAACACACTTTGGGGTAACAAAGGTTTTGTTATTCCTAACGTTGGTGTTATCACTGGTACTCGTGCAAAAGCGGGTATCGATATTGAAGTGACTGTCGATACTGGTGATGGCGATTTCAAACTTCTAAGTGGTCTGGAACTTTTTGAAAAAAATTCAAAATTATTTCAAAAAAACGCTTGACATTTGGTGCAGGAAGCACTATATTAATAATGTAACGAGATGAAAGAGAGAGA